AGCCGGATACCCTACGGAAACACCGCAGAGAACCGCATAGAAGCCACTCTCACGCCCAATGGAACGATGCCGAACATCATATTCATTTCCGATAACGAAGCCGTCAGAATCGACCAAAAAGGAAGAATTAAGGTGGTTGGAATCGGAGCAAGCGAGGTGCAGATTATACCGACTTGCAACACCGACCTCGCAAAAACAATAATCATAAGGGTAGAAGCCCCGACACTTCGCATGGTCAATACCCGGAAGAAGCTCCGGCTGATTTCAAGCGGAGCAATAAGGCTGAACTGATTTTTTAACAATTCAACAATTTCAACATGGCATTTACAGCAGCAGAAGAATCGCTTCTCAAACAACTGATCGAAGCGTTTCAGAACGGCAAGCGGATCTCCGACTTGCCAAACGTAAAAGGGACAAATCCCTATGACCTCTACGTCGAGGTTCTCGACACCGACGGCGAGAGCAAAAAAGCAGCACTCGCTACCCTCCTCCCATATCTTGAGGAACAGTGCGCATACGGCATCGAGCGAGACAAGACGGTAAGTTCCTCGGTTTGCACACGCATCGGCAGTGTAGCCCTACACAAATCGCTCCCAATCCATAACAGGATGCGTGGTGTCCTCCTCAATGATGAGGGCGAAGTGGTCGAATACCTCGACCCCAAAAACTGGACAGGACAGCACCGCGACGGCTCGCACGGACAGGTCATGGTAGAAATTCCTCTGCACTACCGCCGCTTTATCACGGACGGAAACAAACAGCGCGTTATGCTTTCAGAATTTCCGCTGCCCGGATACCATCACCGTACAACGCTCGACCAACAAGCTGGCATCCGTAGCCAATAACACCGCAGACTACCGTGGCGGCAACAACAACGCTACTCTCGACGGCACAGCAAAAACACAACTCGGTGTCCCGGCGACCTCCATCAGCCGCACGAATTTCAGAACCTACGCCCGAAACCGCAAGGCTAACTCCACCGAATGGAACTGCATGACCTACGATGTACAGAAGACCCTCTATTGGCTCTTCGTGGTCGAATATGCCAACCTCAATACACAGGCGGCATTTAACGCAGAGCCGACCACCGAGGGCTATAAGCAGGGCGGTCTCGGTGCAGGTGTGACAACACTCGACGAAGGAAAGTGGAACACCTTCAACGGCTACTATCCCTTTATTCCCTGCGGTTATACGGACAGCATCGGCAACGGCACAGGCGTTGTTTCATTCGATATGCCCTCGGAATACAACGCCACCACCGTCTCTGTCTCCGTTCCTCGCTATCGTGGCGTAGAGAACCCCTTCGGTCATATTTGGCAGTGGACAGACGGCATCAACGTCCGCATCTCTCCCACAGCAGCCAACGGCGGAGACGAACTGAGCAAGGTATTCGTCTGCTCCGACCCCTCCAAGTTTAAGGACAACGGATACGACGGATACCACCACGTAGGCAATGAAGCCCGAACCGATGGATATGTCAAGGAGATAATCTTCGGCGAGGAGGGAGACATCATGCCGACCCTTTGCACAGGCGGTGGAAGCACCACGTTCTTCTGCGATTATCACTACACGAACATACCCACAGCAGAGACGCTCCGTGGTGTCCTGTTCGGCGGTAGCGCGTATGGCGGTGCGCGTGCGGGTCTCGCCTTTGCGCGCTCGCATACCGCCCCCTCGGATGCGACTGCGTCCGTCGGCTCTCGCCTTTGCTTTTTACCCGATTAACACGACCCCCGACCCTCGCTCCTCGTCCCCCGATGGGGAGCAGGGTCTTAACCAAACCAATAACCTCAAAACATTACAGACATGAACAATGAAGACAACGTACAGCAGGGAGTAGATGACGGAAGCCTTGCCTTCCTCAGAATCCCAAGAGACGAGAACAGCCGAAGCCTCATCGGAGACGAAATCAAGCAGTCGAAGATTGTGAACACTTCGTTCTGGGTTTTCAAATTCCTTGAAGACATCCCCACCCGTTTCAGCAAGCAGAAAGGAACGGCAGGACAGACACTCGTGCAAATCCGACCGAGCAAGGACAGCCCGGAATCTGAATCGCAGAAATTTTTCACAGGGTCTGCCGAAATCCTTTATGTCCTCAAAGAGATACAGAAGCGCGACGCATTTCCTCGTAAGGTTACGCTTCGCTCAAACGGCAACAGGTTTTATTTTGAATAACAAATAACATAAAGGTTGGTCTTCCTCGTGGTGTCCTGTTCAGCGGTAACGCGAATAACGGTGCGAATGCAGGTCTCGCCTATGCGAACTCGAATAACACCCCCTCGAATACGAATGCGAACATCGGCTCTCACCTCTGCTTAAAGAATCTCGACGGAATAAACCCCGACGAAATAACAGGAAGACGACCGTGCCTCTTGGCAAAAAATATCGACCACCCTAAAAGGAGTTAGTAGGCACGTCCCTCGTATCGACGACCGAAAGCCCCAAGTAAGAAAGCAAAGCAATGAAGCGTATAGGAAACTTATACGAAAAGATAATCTCGGTGGAGAACCTCCGGCTGGCTGACCAAAAGGCTCGCCGGGGGAAACACCGCACATACGGAGTGCGGCATCATGATCGAAACCGAGAAGCCAATCTTGAAGCCCTGCACGAAGCGTTGCTAACCCGGACATACAAAACCTCAGCCTACGAAGTATTCACGGTCTATGAGCCAAAAGAACGGCTGATTTACCGTCTTCCATATTACCCCAACAGAATAGTTCATCACGCAATAATGAACATTCTCGAACCGATATGGGTCGCAGCCTTTACGCACAACACATACTCCTGCGTCAAAGGCAGAGGAATAGAGGGATGCGCTCGAAGCGTCGAGCGGCACATCCGCAAGTACGACGGACAACCCCTCTACATCCTCAAAATCGACATCAAGAAGTTCTACCCGTCGCTCAAGCACAAGGTTCTGAAGAAAGCCGCAAGGTGGAAAATCAAATGTCCTGACACTCTATGGCTGATTGACGAGATAATCGACAGCGTGAACGGTACTCCCCACCCAGTGCGCAGGGACGAGATATGCGACGGAGAAAACCTCCCCATCGGGAATTATTTGTCGCAGTACCTTGCCAACCTTGTCTTTGCAGTATTCATGCACCTATGCAATGAGGAATGGCGCATCGACGTAGATGAATACGCTGACGATTTCGCGTTCTACGGCACAAGCCCGGAATGGCTTCGCCGAATGTTCTTTGAACACATCAAGCCTTTCATTGAGAACGAGCTTGAACTTGAGATAAAGGGCAATTGGCAAATCTTCCCTCTCGCCAAGAACAGGGAAGACCGCCACGGACGCGCCCTCGATTTCGTTGGATATAAGTTCTACCGGGAACAGAAGCTGATACGCAAGAGCATCAAGCAGAACTTCTGCCGCACCGTAGCCAAGCTCAACAAACGCAACGACATTTCACTTGCCGACTACAAGCAGAGAGTCGCATCGTGGCTCGGTTGGGCGCAGCACAGCAACAGCAAGCACTTATTAAAAACCATAATTAAACCCGAATTTCAAAATGGCATTTTATGACGAAAAGCCTTCCGTTTTGGAAGCAGTAGGGAACGGCAGTTACATCTACCGTTTCAACATCGAAGAACAGACCTCGGAAATCCATGCCGAGGGAACAGACGAACCCGTCAGCACCCGAACCTCGTGGAAGTGCGATGAAGTAATCGTGTGGGCTCCGCTATCGCCCAACAAAATCACGGAAGCGGTCATCACGGCAATCTGTCCGGCTTCGCACGAGCAGAAGCTCGTCAACGAGTTTAACGCAGCCAATCTCGGCATGGTCGGCGGCTCGAAGACAAGCGACGAAGCCAAAGAGAGAATCGCGGCATACAAGGAATTCCTCGAATGTCGCAAGACCCTCAAGGAACAGGTCGATGCAGACTGCGTCGAGCTTGGCATCAAGTAATCCGCAGTGAAGCCAAATGCGCCCCTGTGTCGCATCGTTTCGGGTCGAGTGGAACAACCGCACATCTGAACGACTACGACGCAGCAGGGCGCAAATTCCAATAAAATAACTCCGCATCAGAATATGAAGATTTACGACAAAACCGACAGGCTCATTCTCGACATTGTGGTAAATGACAACAGCTACCGCAACCGGGCGATTATGGGCGACCACAACCTCACTCTTTACTACTCGCTCCCGACACACGTCGAGATACCCGTAGGTTCATATTGCGAGTACGAGGGTACGCGATATTTTCTCTTGCGCCCGGAACAGCTAAAGATGAAGCACACGCGGCTCTACGACTACACCGTAACCTTTTCGAGCGAACAGGACAAGGCAAAGATTTGGAAATTCAGAAACCCGGTAGATGGTCGCCTCAAATTTCCACTGACAGCAAAGCCGAAAGAACACCTTCAGATGTTCGTGGACAATATGAACAGGCGAGACTCCGGCTGGACGGTCGGCGAATGCATTGACGATGTGGAGACACTCATCAGCTACGACCACGACTACTGCTGGGATGCCCTCACGAAGCAAGCCACCACATTCAAAACCGAATTCGAGATTGTGGGGAAAAGGGTATCCTTGCGAAAAGTGGAATACAGCAAGAGCCAACCTCTGCCTCTTTCATACGGCAGGGGAAACGGCTTCAAATCGGGTGTCGGTAGGAGCAATAGCGGAGACTCCCTGCCGACCGAAATCCTCTTTGTTCAAGGCGGAGACAGAAACATCGACAGAAGCAAATACCCTGCATCGGAGACTCTCCGGGCAACGAGTGGCGGTTGCCTTCTGCTCCCGGTCGGACAGACCATCGGATATGACGGCGAACACTTCGAGAATGAAGACGGATACAATCCCGATGCAGCCCGGCATTACATTGTCGATGACCTCGTCTGTCAATCCGAAACATCGACAAGGAGCTATCCACGCTTGCAGAAGACAGCCTCGACCGCAGCGATGACTACCCGAAGCGCGTCGGCACAATCAGCCAAGTGGTAGAGGTGGACAAAGACAAGAATTTCTACGACTTCATCGACAGCAGCATTCCGGCAGACCTCAACTATGAAGACTACCTCATCGGAGAGGAGCAGATGACTGTTGTTTTCCAATCCGGGGAACTTGCCGGGCGCGAATTCGATGTCAAATATTACCATGAGCCGAAGACTATCAACGGCAAGAACAAAACCGGAAGACGCTTTGAAATCGTGGCGCAGGAAATCGACGGAATGATGATGCCCGGCGGCTCGTTTGTTCCAAAGCCGGGCGACACTTACGCTGTCTTCAACGTCATGCTCCCCGATGCATACATTCGCAATGACGCAGACAAGAGCGGAGCGTCATGGGATATGTTCAGAGCAGCGGTCAAGCACCTCTTTGACAACGAGCAGATGAAGTTCTCCTTTACCGGGGAACTCGACGGTATATGGGCAAAAAAAGATTGGATAAACATCGGGGGAAGAATCCGCCTCGGAGGGTTCGTGCGCTTTACTAACGAGCAGTTCGAGCGAGAGGGAGTGCTTGTGCGCATTACCAACATCAAGGACTACATCAACAATCCACATAAGCCAAAGATTACACTGAGCAACGAGACCGTCTCCGGCAGCGTTTCCTCAACCCTCAAGGAACTGCAAAGCACGGAAGTAGTCATAGACGAGAACCACCGGGCAGCGTTGCAGTTTACGAAGCGTAGGTTCAGAGACGCAAAGGAAACAATCGAGATGATCGAAGCCGCGCTGTCCGACAATTTCACGAATCGCATTAACCCGATAGCGGTCGAAACGATGTCCTTGCTCGTAGGCGACGAGAGACTGCAATATCAGTTTGTAGCACAGCCGGGCAGTACAGAAGCTGTTCCTCACAATATAGAATGGAGCGAAGAAACCAAGCAGCTCGTCGCTCCTGCCGGAACGATACAGCACCTCACTCTCGGCATTGACAGCATACGACCGAGCCACGAGCCGAATGAGTACCTCTATTGGAACGTGGCATCTTTCGAGAGCGCATCACTGACAGACGGAGCAGTCAAATATTACCTTTACATTCGCGCAGTCAAGCAATTCAGCGGAGTCGCAGGGAGCGCGGAGTTTAGACTTGAAACCGTAGCCCATAAGCTCGAAGAAGGCAATTATTACTGGCTGCTTGTCGGAGACCTCAACACGGAGT